CACCATTAGGATAATCAATACCAGTATTCCAATTAGTAATACTAGTAGGCCCATAAGAATGAGATGATTGTAAGTCATCATTCGCTATATAAACATTTCCATATTGAACGGAATTTGGAATAGCACTTCCTGAACTATAATTAAGATAAATAGGCATAAATGGGTTTTTATTATAAATATTATATTATTGTTGTGCAATCCAAACTTCACATTCTGTTCTAGTAGTAGCATAATAAACAACTACTCCATCTTTATATACTTGAAATGTTGGTATAAGTTCTTCAGGAAGGTGAATATTACCATCTGTTGGTGTTGGTTCATTTTCTATTATACTATACATTATATTTCATTTTAGTTGCACTATATAATTCTTCTATTTCACTATCAGTAAGTGTACTTGTGTAAACATAAGCTTCTCTAACTTTAAGATATTGTTCACCACCATATTCAGGGGTAATAATTCCTAAGGGGGAGGTATTAGTTGCTATAGTCCCACCACCTACATTAGTGCCTATTTTAATTCCATTTTTCCAAAGATCACCTCCGTTACTATCATATTGTAAACAAATACAAGCAGTTTCTCCTACATCCATAGTAAAATTATCAGATATTGATCCCCAACTTCCATTTCTGTTAGCATAAAATCTATTATTTCTTTGGGCACCATTTCCATTATAATTTCCAAAATCATATAATCTAACTACTGCTGTTGTGGTACCATTATATTTATAAAATGGTGTTTGTGAATAATTAGTATGATGGGAATAACAATGCAACCATAAAAAATAAGTAAAGTTAGTTAGACCATCAAAATCTCCATATAAATCACTACTATCATAACCCCAAGTTTGAGTATTATCATATACCCTAGCTAAATCCACACCAATTCCACTATCTGTTATAGTAACACCATTTTGTGCCCTGTTTATTATTATTTTAGCATTACTAGGAACGTTAGGGGCACCATAATAGTTTTGGAGGACTTCACTATCTGATAATTCTTTAGCATAAATGTTAGTTGATGCAATTCTTCCATTCCAATTAAAATTATCCCCTCCACTTGTATAACCCCCACCAATACCACAAGTTTGAGATGAAGATAAAGATCTATTAGCTAAACTTCCTTGGCGAATAGCCATTGTTTGAGAAACACCATTTATCCACATTTTAGCATCTTGGTATCTTGTAGACCAATTATTTGGAAAAAATGTTACTACATGATTCCATTTTCCTATTAAAATGTTATCAGCATTTGTAATACCATATACTAAACTAGAACCATTATTTATACCAAAGTGATTATTATAAGCCCATAAATCCCAAGATTGATTCCACCAAGTAAAAGGCATATTACCATTTCCATCACGTGAATCATGATAAATCCATTGTTCAACTGTATTACCTTCTGTTGGATCAGTATTTACTTCTACTGTTGTTACTGATGACTCATCATTCTGGGAATTTCCAGCATACTCAAAATATCCTGCTATATTAAATTGATCTTCTCTTTTTATAACTCCATCATTAGTTAATCCACTTAAATCAAACCAATCAGTACCACTCTGGGGATATGAAGATAAACTTGATGCATTTAATCTTAAAACTAACTCGTCTGTTACTATATTATTAGGCATATTATACAATATCCAAGTACTAGAACGGCCTGATATGTAACTAATAGCATCACTTTTAGTTGAAACATTTCCTCCTAAAGTATTTGCTGCTCTAATTACTTCATCATCAGTAGTAACAGTCATAACAATTGGATTATTATTTAATCCTAAAGAATAAATAGCATACCCGTCTACAGGTGGTTTGAGAGAATTATAGTACCCAGTTACAGAGGTAGGTCCTAAATTTTGTTCTCCATCAATAGCAAAAGCTAAATCACCTTTTCTTAAAGCATTTTTAGTAGGTTGAGAAGTTTTATGGGCGTATGGCATTTTTGATTATAAATATTATAGAGAATAGATAGCAGGTAAATTTCTTAAATATCCTTTTTCATTATCCATTCCATAACCTACAATCCATTCATCCTTAATAGTAAAAGCATGATATGAAGGTTGAGGGGGTATAGGTGATGTTTCTCTAGCAATCAAACTAACAATTGAAATAGAAGTTGGTTTTTTGACTTTTAAATAATCAATAACAACTTTCATAGTATTTCCAGTGTCATAAATGTCATCTACAATATAAACATGCTTACCTTTAATAGGAGTCTCAAGGTCTTTAGCAATAACTATATCGCCTTGTTTGCGATTTATATACGATTTAACGCGCATAAAATCACATTCCACGTCAATTGGCATAGCACGCACTAAATCAGCATAAAACGCAAAGCAACCATTAAGTAAACCAACCATTACTACAGGGGTTTTATCACCTTTGTGTTCATCTGATATTTGTTTTGCAACTATTTTTGTTTGGATATCTATATCCTTGGCACTAATTAATTGATTCATATTTTTAATTTTGATTTAACTCTATCTGATATGGGGATAGCATCTCCCATTTCATCTATTCTAACAAATGTAATATTTGTTGCTAAAATAACATTTTGTTTTCCATTATAAACATTATGTGAACGTGCTTCCATGTATAGTGTTAAAGAAGTAGTTCCAATTTTTTTAACATCACCATATATTTTAAGTAACTGTCCTTCTTTAGCTGGTTTGTTAAAAATACATTTATCGATTGATTTTGTTACCATTCTGGGGGTATCACAAAATTCAGAAGCATATGAAGCTGCTGCTGCATCTAACCATGCTAATAATTTTCCCCCAAATAAATTTCCATGAAACCCTAAATCTGATTTTTTAATTGGATGTTGGGTTATATAATGCATATTATCTTTTACCTCCATTATATTCTACAGCATGTCCTTCAGTTACTAATTGTTTATTTATATTTATCTCACCAACAAATATAATACCTAAACATCTACCATATTTACCAACACCTTGAGATTCTAAAATAAATGATTCTTTTTCTAGTAATTCTTTTAATCTAATTTTAGCAGCAATTCCTCTTGCTTTTTCTTCTAAATCTCTAGTTCTTGATTCTGGGGCGTTCATACCTACCATTCGAATTCTTACTTTTTTCCAAGTATTAAATCCTAAATCTACAAGGGCATCAACAGTATCTCCATCAACAACTCTATCTAATTTGGCATAGTATTTATACATTTTCTAAAAAATTTTTTAATTTATCAATTAATTCTAATACCTCATCGGGTTCCATAGTAATTGCACAACAAGTACCTACATTTTCTTCTATTTCTTCTAATATCTCTAATGCCTCTTCTCTAGACACAACGCTCAGTATTAAAAGCCATAATGTGAGAACGACCTGTAAACCTCCATCCTCTATCTCTTACAAAATTCATTACTACAGGATAAGATTCCATTAAAGATTCTCTATCATCCCCAGCAGGCATAGCCCAAACTTTATAATCTGGTATGTTACATTCTTTTAAGAAATCTTCTACTTCACCAATCATAGATAATTCTTTATCTAATACAGGTTTAATGTGATAATCAGAATGATAAGCAATTGATTGTTTAATTGCATCAATATTCAATCTTTTTGAATTATGTTTTTTAATCATTCTTTCGTCCACCTCTTTACCTTGCGGTGTGAGTACTCCCAATTCAGGTACTGAATTAGAAAATTTAGGGCTGATTGAAAGTAAGTTGATTGGGTAATCTGTTTCCAAAAAGTGACTACCTTCTGTTTCAATTGTAATAAAAATGTCTCTTTCATGAGCAAAATGTGTTAATTCATTTACTAATTTAGGATGCATAGTAGGTGAACCTCCTGTTAACATCATTTCTTTGATGTGAGGGTTTTCATCATACATTTTAATAATATCATTAAATGTAAATGTTCCTTTTTCTGGGTGGATACTTGTATACCAAGAATCACACCAACCACCTTCTCCAAACCAACATCTATGAGTACATCCTGTTGTTCTAATTACAATAGTAGGATAACCTTGACGGCTACCCTCACTTTGAACTGCTGTATAAACTTCTAATACTGGGAGTGTTTTGTTGTAATCTTCTATTCTTTTTAACATATAATTTTTTTAAGTGGTTTTTTATTCACTATAATATGCAGCATTTTTCCCATGCTCCATAAATTTAACTTTTGTTACTCTTACTCTACCTTCAGTTTCTTCAAACACAAAGGTATTAAGCTTATTATAAATATACTCTGCAAATTTTTCTGCACCTGTAGCTTCAATTACTCTTAATTGGATAACACCTAATTGATCCATTGTTTGGAATCCTTTAATCCCAGGATCATCTTCAGCAACCACAACTGTGTGGTCAAACATATAATCCATCCATTCTTTAGGTGATTTACCATCAATTTGGGTTTCAGCTCTTTTCATTCCTCCAAAATCCCAAACCCAATTCCTATGATCTAATTCACCTTCAAAATAAACTTTAAAAGAAATACCATAACCATGTAAAAATCTACAATGTGTGTCCTCTGCTTTCCATTGACGGAACACTGTACTAAATCCATCAAATACTTTACTTGATTGAAATTTACCCATTATAAAAATCTAAAATTTGTTGTTCTGACATAGCTCCTGTATGTCTTTTAAGCTCATTTCCTTGTAAATCAGTCAATACCATAGTTGGAATACTTTTAATATTGTATTTTTGAGGTAATTGAGCATCATAATCTACATTTACTTTTTTTACTGTAATTTTGCCTTGTGCTTCCATAGATTCTACTAGGGGAGACATTACTTTACAAGGACCACACCAAGGTGCACTAAAATATAAAATTCCTTTATCCATTTTTATTTATTTTTAATTATACTAATTCTTCAATTATACCAATTCCTTCACTCAATATAAGAAAAACAGTTGCCCAACCCAAACTAAAGGGAATGCAAGCGTATCCTAATATTCTAACACCAGATTTAATAAAACTGACAGTTTGATGTAATTTAGGATCAGGGGCATTAAATTTTGTATCATTATAATCCCATTCTGTTTTTTTCTTTTTAGCAAAATAATTAACTAATTTATCTACTTTTTTATCTACTTTTTTATCGCTAGTAGGGAGGGTGGTAGATATCTCCCCTCCCCTTTTAGCGTTCATAATTTCTCTATCACTCATATTATTTACTGATTAATTGTTCTTTTTCATATTCTGAAAGTACTTGTTCTACATAGATTCTAGCTACTTCATAATTAACAGGACCTGTTTCATCTGCATATTGTACTGGATCAGGTCTTCCTAATTTAATAAACGCCTCAATACGTTCTACAGATGATGCTGATTTATAATCAGACCATCCTTCTGGTGTTGGTTTATATGAAGTATTTGTTCTAGCATAAACTTCGTCAAAATCAATACCTAATTTTTTACATAATACTTCTCCATCTTGGAGGATAGTAAATTTATCACCTTTAAGATATGGTGTGTAATAACCTACTCTTTCAGCATCCCAATTTCCTTCTCTAAAAGCATGATCATCTGCATCTCTAAATTCTTGTCTACAATCTGGGTAGATATCATGGTCACCTGCATGGATACCTAAGGCAATTAAGGTATTTTCTTCAGTTCTATTAGCAACTGATAAAGCAACAGCTTGAGTAATAGAAGCAAATATTTTATTTCTATTAGGTACTACTGTAGCTTTCATATTTTCAGCTGCGTAATGTCCTTCTGGAACTTCATCTCCACCTTCTACTAAAGCTGAGTCTAATAATTTTACTAGCCCATCTAATTTAATTACTTCATAAGTAACATTATGGTTATTCCTCTTTAAATAATCTACTAAAGCTTTTGCTCTTTTAAGTTCAACTTTATGTTTTTGACCATAGTCAAAAGATAAAGCTGTTACTGTTTCAAATTGATCAAGACATTTTAGCAATAATGTACTTGAATCCATACCACCTGATAGTGATACTACTGCGTGTTTTGGACTTTGGAAATCCGGGTGATCAAATTCTAATTGTGTCATTTTTATATAATTTAAACTTGCCAGGTATTTTAAGCGTATAGGCTAACGCTACTACATATCTTTTAATCTAAGCATTTTTTCTTCAACAACCAATTTAAAATGGTTACCTTTTATTCTCATACTCCCTCCTTGTTTAAGAAGTTTTCTGAATAAAATTTCTTCGTTTTCGGACCAAAACTCACTTAAAGCAATAATTTCATCTTTTTCTGCTGGTTTATCACTTTTATTTAAATAAATTTTATGATTAGACCTTATTGATTGTTTTTTTAACATACTATTCTTCTATTAATTCAGGCCATTCAGAATCTTCAAGACATTTATCACGAACTAAATCAAATTCAACTTCATCTAAAACTTCTTCTTGTAGATCTTCATCACCTGATTTCCATTTTTCTACTTGTTCAGGAGTTAACTCCTCGGTTTCTTCCCATCTGTAATCAGTGTAGGTAACCATTTTTCTTAATTTTGCCATTTTAATTTTCTAAATTATTTATCATTCTAAATGATGAAAGATTATCTTCTAATAAATTGTAATCAATTTGATCATCTAAAATATAAAAGTAATCATTCATATTTGCTTTTGGTTTTGTAGATAAACCTGCTAAGGTATATCTAGTACCTTCTAAAGTTGCCATTACGGGATTTGAAGTATCAATTGATTCTATACAATTAATTCCTTTATACCAACCAAATTCCTGAGGGACAGCACATCCTAAAAGATGAACTCTATCATCTTGTTTTAACTCTCCAGTTTTAAGTAAAGTAGATATTACAAATAATCTACCCAATGCTTTACCTAAATCTTTATTAGGATGGGTACAAATTTCATTATAATAACTAGCCCCATAAGAAAAACAAATTTTTCCATATCCTAAATCTTTATATGCCCTAACACACTCAGCTGCTTCATGTAGAGTTTTTGCTTGAACTACTGCAACTTTTTCTACTCCTTCTGGGAAATCATAAATGTTCCAAATAGTAGCATTTACTACAGATTCGTCAGCATTTTCCCAAACATCAGGAACAATAAATTCATTCGGTTTTATTTCGTTTATCCAATGTATTAAACGAGAATGATCATAGGCTTCACCCAATTCATGGAGTGAATTATCCATTATAATATAACGGCCTGCTTTTTTAGCTTCTAAAAAGTACTCTAAATAACCAGGCTCTTCATCTAATAAATGTGGAAGACAATAATCATAATCATTAAAATTTTTACTATCTCCTAGTAAACAAAGAGGTGTTTCGTGGCTAATTTTCATATAACTGTTTTACTTTCTTAAATTTATAATAAATATAATTAAAAACTGGGGTGATTCCAAGCCCACCTAAAATTATTGTAAAAATATTTGGATGCCAATGTTCCCCACAAAATCCAAATGCGTGTTTAATAAATTCTACCATTAATAATTATTTTGACAATGAATATACAATTTTTCTAAACTACCACCAAACTTAGATACTAAATTTTTAAAATCTTCTTTGTTTATTTTAAAATTTTTACAGAATTCATCTGTAATTCTAGTAAGTTTTTCGTTTTCATCTTTAAAAGCATCTTCTATAAGTTTATTATAACGTTTCCTAGCACGTAATTCAATATCCATATAAAGTCTATCTTGTTTGGGGTCATTACCCTGATAATTTTGGATAAATTCTTTTTGTTCATCTTTCATCCAATGTAATTCCCATTCAGCTTGTTGAAAATAAGGAGAATAATCAAAATCTCCATTTTTAATTTTATCAATTAAAGGGGATCTATAAGGTAAAGATTTGTGTGTTCTAAAACGTCTCCACCAATAAAAGGGCATAGCTCTTCTCCCACTAGGTTTTTTAGGTATCCTCATGTTAAAAGGGTAAATCGTTTTCTTCTTCTTCTTCAGAAATTAAAATACCCGGGTTTTCTAATAATTCTTCTTGGAGTTGGTTAAGCAATTCTTGCTCTAATTCCCACCGATCTGCTAATACTTCTATATCTATAAACATAACCTTTTATTTTTTATTATTAAATACTTTCATTTGCCCATTCATTATCTAATTCAGCTGAACATTCAACCTCAATTTCTTTTAAGATAATGTCTTTGTAATTAATTTTACCTACTGATTTTTTACCTAACATATTAAATGTATACAATGTAACACAGGTAGGACCCCATTTGGTAACATTCATCCCATCATAATCAGCATTAATTGCTCTTGCATCATCAGATACTCTAAATAATTTTGGGTTCATTCCATACTCACCATCTTCACCTTTACAATAAGTAGTAATACCTTTAACTGTAAACTCAACATCACCTCTTTTTAATACTTCTTTGATTTTTTTCGACATAACTTTTATTTAATTAATACTTGGGTTCTCACCCGTTTTACCTTGTAAATATACGAAAGCTTTCTCGCTTCTCCAAATTTTTAGGCCTAAACCTTATCAAAATGTGTAGCAACCCAACCGTATTTTTCAATACTATCTTCATAAAACTCATCATCACCATATATGAAATGAGCATCAGCTTGATCTAACCACCTTAATGCTGTTTTTCTATCAGCACCTAATGACATTACGTCTTTAATTGCTTTTTCTTCCATAGCTTTTTCTTCAGCTATTTCTTTTTCATTCTGCTCAATTAAATCATTAACAAAATCCTCTAATTCTTGATTAGGCCATTCAGAGAAATTATAACCACGAGGACGAATACCATACACATCTTTGTATAGATCTGAAACCCACATCATTACATCATTTCTTTCTTCTTGATTTTTAATACTAATTTTACTCATAACCTTTATTTTATTGGGCTCGCGCCTCATTTACAGGGTAAATATACGAACTCTCTTTCGGGGAACCAAATATCTTCGCATAGAAAGAAAAAAGGCGCCAGTTAAGGCGCCTTTCTTTTATCATGATAATTTAATTTTAACCTATTAAATAGTAATTAAAACTTCAACCCAAACCCTAACTGTAGGTTAGTAGTTTTAGCTGCTGTATCGTATACAACTTTAGGGTCGATAAACATACCATTTTTGTGAAATGAGAACATTTTACCAACTCCTAATTTAAGACCATCAGTATCTAATCCTTTAGTTGCTACATAAGCAAAATATCCTTTATAAAAATATCTTGCATGTAGATCTAAAGCTACATCCTCTGTAGAGTCAGCTTGAGAAACATTTGCACCTATCATTAGGTCATCTGTTATAGCATACCCTACTGTAGGAGATAAAGACCATTCAGTCCATGCTGTATTAGCGATGTCACCAGTACCTATGTACCAGTCACCTTTGGCATTTTGTGCCATAGCTCCAACTGTTATAAACAAGCCGAAAGCTAATGTTAAAATCATTTTTTTCATTTTTTTGATTTTGGTTAATAATTGTTTTAATTTGAAAACGTAGTGGCCTACTACTTAAGAAAACTTATCGTAGCCGACTTGTACATTCTTCAAATGTCGAACGGGAACGATAACTAATTTGACCATGTTATCCAACCTATAGTGTAAAAGATTGGTTCTTTAATAACGAATAATTAAATCATTATCGTCATTATTTTTTTTAGCCCTAATATCATCTAATTTTTTTTGGAGGGTTTTCCAGCCTTTAGGACCATATTTATTAGCTTTTGAAGTTTTAGAAATTTGTTCTTCTAAATCTTTTTCTTGTGTATGGTTATAATTATTAAAATTTTCTTCGGAATAATGTTCTCCATCATTTCCGTTTTGACCAATTATATCCATTCTTTTTTCAGCTTCTTCCCATTCATCTGGTGGTAATTCATCTTCAAATGATGAACCTAATTCATTTTCTGAATCAAATTGGTTTCTAAAATCTGCTATTTCTTCTTCTGACCAATAACCATCATCTTCGGTATTATCTATAACTACTTCTTCACCATAAAGGTTTTTTTTTGTTTTAGGGCGTAGCCTTTCAAAAGCATAGTTAGCTGCAATTACTAAGGCAATAGCTAAAGGATCAAATACAAATATAATAGTTAATAATAACCAGTTAATAATTTTATCCATAGGAGTTCCTGTTAATCCTGAAAGATATTTTAAAGGGCCTAATTCACTTGACGTAGCATCACTTGTCCTTACTTCAACTATTTCAGTTTCATAATTAAACAATTGTTCATTTAAAGTATCTACTTTAGAATTAATTTGGGATTGACGCTCAATAGCTTGGTCTAATTGTCTTTCTAATGCTTTACGAGTTGAACTAGAGGTTGTTGTTATAATCTCACCGGTTTCTCTGTCTTTATACTGTATAACATTATTTGCTAAGCCAGCTTGTAAATCAGCTACTGCCCCGTTAATGGTGCTTTTTTCAGCGTTATATACCGTTAACTGGTCCCTAACATTATCTCGTTTAGTTTCTATTAATTCAATTTGGGCATCAATTGTTCCGGCTTTTGCAGCTGTTTCTTGGTATGCCGCAGATAAGAAACCATAAATTCCCATTGAAGTAATTAATATTAATACTATACAGGCTACAGATAAATAATATTTTAATAATTTAGGTAATCCTTTTCTATATTGATAAAGTAAAGATGCAATTACTAATTTTGCTACTTCTAAAGATGAAGCCATTACAATAACCGCAAAGGTTGCACCTGCAAATAATTTACTAAGACCACTTATTGAGTAAAAAGCAGCTGATGCACTTACAGAAAGTGCTGATAGTGCTATAATAAAAGGAAATATTCTCTCTTGAATTTTTTTAAGCATAATTTTAAGTTTTAGTTTCTAAAACCCTTATGCTTATCTATACGATCTAATATTTTATTTAATTCTTCTACTTTAATTAGACCAGCCATAGATGCATTTTTAAGGGCACTTATTAACTGTAATACCATAAACGGTACAATAACTACTTCAGATAGCCAAGCTGTCCCTGCAAATCCTTTTTCCACCATTAAAATTACTGTTAATATAGCTAACCATACAAATGTACTTCTTGTTATTTTAAGTGCTTTATAAGTTTTAAATCCTTCTCTTTTTATTCCCGCCCAAATACCAAAAACACCATCTAACCATAATACAGCTACTACAGCTAAGTATTGCTCCATGTTATCCATAGATAAATTTAAAAGATATGTGCACATATAGGTGCAAAATGATGTTATTCCCACTATTGTAATTTTTGTTTGCATTGTTTATAAAGTTATTAACATTTCTAATAATTCTTCTTGGGGAAACATATCAAATTTATCTTTTCTAGTATTAGTATGTGTCCAAGTACCTTTTACTTTTCCGTAATAAGCATCAGGATTAAAATCAAATGCTTTAGCTCCCTTTTCTTTAATTAGAGACGGGAGACCTTCTCTAACATCAATATTATCTCTTTCAGCTATCCATAGTAACCATAATCTGATAGCTTTAATTTGTTTATCTGAGTATTTATGCCATGTTTTATGACCTCTAAATGGTTCTTTTAAAGTAACTATTTGGGATTCTTCTACTCTAGTACCTGCATATGTTTTACCATTTACAATATACCCAAAATTATTTACTTCAATACCTACAGAATGTGTGTGCATGTGTTGTGAACCATTTTTTCCTAAATGCCAACCATAAGCACCTTCAGGAAATGCTTGAACCATTTTTCCATCATATTTATTATCATTTCCTTTTACTGATTGACCACCTAATACAAATTCGGTTGCTACTGCACCTCTTGAATCTCTACCCCAATGATCTATTGTTTTAAATGGGTTGTGCCAACCTGCTGTATGGTGTAAGAAAACATATTCTTTATTTGTAGGTCCATTTTTATATTCACCTTTAGGTAAAAAATATTTTTCAACAACTAATCCATTTTCTGTAGTGTAAATTTGTTCTGATGAATCTGTTGTAGCTAATCCCATAACATCCCATGTTGCAGGACCTACAATACCATCAGCTACTAAACCGTTTTCAGATTGCCATTTTTTAACAGAAGATTCGGTACCTTTACCAAATATCCCATCAGCTCCAATTTCTAGAAATTCTTGGAGTTCTTTTACTTCTTTACCACGTGAACCTACTTTTAATAGCATGTTTATAAATATTAAAATTGATTAGATAATCG